TGTGATTTGTCAAATGAAAATAAAAATCCCTACAAAATGATATAATTTATCATATAGAGCCAGTGTCTGATACTCTCTCTCATACCCACTTCAGGCACTGGTTCTTTATTTATAGTGTATAATGTTTATATGTCTTGTTCATCCTGTTCTTCTGATTCCGTGATTTCTATTGGAGCAGAACCCTCAAATATTAAATGGACCATTGTTCGTGGTGATGATGCATCTGCTACGTTTTATTGGTATGAGGATGATGGTGCTACCGCCAAAGATACCACAGGATGGACTTATTTGGCAAGTGCTTACAATGCTAAAACATCAACAAAATACACCCTGACGGTTGCATCTGCTGCAGGATATGTAACAGTTTCTATCCCAAATGCAACAAGTGCACAATGGGGTACTGGAAGTTCCAATATCGTTGCTGAACTCAAATTTGATTTACAAGTAACAATTTCATCTAAGAAATGGACACCAGTTATTGGAAATATAGTAGTATATTCTGATATCACAGGAAGTGCTCTTTAGTGACTACTTTTAGTATTATTCCAGACACCACGCAAAATTCAAATTTAAAAATTATTTCAAATACAACAAATGTCAAAGTAACTTCACCAAATACGGAATCAAAAGTAACAGTTGTTGACGGCTTACAAGTTTCAAATTTAAAAATTTTTTCATCAAATACATCGGCAAATGTTTCTATTGTTGGCTTTGGCGGTCCATCTGGAATAGTGGCTGCAAATAGTCCACTAGTTTATAATTCGGCAACAAAGACCTTATCATTAAATGCAATCGATGGCGGAAACATTTAACTTAAAGAACGAGAGAGAATGAAAGTAGCAGTATATACAATTGCTCTAAATGAAGAGCAATTTGTTAAAAGATGGTATGAATCAGCCAGGGATGCTGACTACTTATTAATAGCAGACACAGGTTCTACTGATAAAACTATCAAACTTGCAAAATCTTTGGGTATTAATGTTATCAATATTAATGTTGTTCCCTGGCGTTTTGACGATGCTCGTAATGCAGCACTCGCTGCTTTACCAAATGATATTGACTATTGCATAGCACTTGATATGGATGAGGTTTTGCAAACAGGTTGGAAAAATGAACTACAAAAAGCATTTGATGCTAAATACACAAGACCTAGATATCAATATACTTGGTCATGGCTTGAGGATGGAAAACCTGGGTTACAATACGGTGGAGATAAAATTCATTCTAGAAAAGATTATAGGTGGAAACATCCAGTTCACGAAGTATTGGGAACATCTACAATAGATGAAGTTCAAGGATGGATTGGGTTAGAAATTCATCATTATCCAGATAGTTCAAAATCTCGTGGACAGTATCTGCCTCTTCTTGCTTTATCGGTTAAAGAAGACCCGCACGATGATAGAAATGCTTTTTATTATGCTAGAGAATTATTTTTTAATGATTCTATTGAACAGGCTACCGAAGAATTTAAAAGATATTTAAATTTACCTACAGCGTTGTGGGGTGCTGAAAGAGGAAGAGCATATAGATATCTTGCACAATGTAATCCAAATGAAGCATTAGACTATTTAAATAAATCTTTATATGAAGATGCTTCTAGACGAGAAACATATGTAGATATTGCTTTATATTATTATAGATTAGAAGATTGGAAAAATGTTTTTGAGTTTTCAGAGAAAGCGTTAGCCATTAAAGATAAGCCATTAGACTATCTTTGTGAAGAGTTTGCTTGGAATGAGTTGCCTTATGATTTAGCAGCCATTTCAGCCTATAATTTACAGAATTTTGATTTAGCAAAAAGTTATGGTAAAATTGCTTTAGACTTGCAGCCAAACGATAAAAGATTGCAAAATAATTACAAACACTATTTAGAAAGTTAAATATGAAAATCGCAGTTTACACAATTGCACTTAATGAAGAAAAACACGTTGAACGTTGGTATAACTCCGTAAAGGATGCTGACTATATTCTTATTGCTGATACTGGTTCTACTGACCGTACCGTGGAAATTGCTAAATCACTTGGCATCAACGTATTTAATATCTCAATCAAACCTTGGAGATTTGACACATCCAGAAATACAGCCTTAGCCTTGTTACCAGCCGATATTGATATGTGTGTATCACTTGATATGGATGAAGTTCTTTCAGAAGGTTGGAGAGAAGCACTAGAACAGACAACTGGAAATCAAATTACTTATGTTTTTAATAACGAAAAAAACTTTATTAACAACAGAATTCATTCCAGACATGGTTTTATTTGGAAGTTTTTAATGCACGAAGGATTGCAACCAGACAGAACAGAAGTTGTTGAAGAGTTTTGTGCTGGAATAGAGGCAACCCACATACCTGACCTAGAAAAGTCTAGAGGTCAGTATCTAGAATTACTTAAAGATGCTTTAAATGAAAATCCAGAACTTGGCAGGTACTACAAATATTTGACTAATGCTTTGGTTGCTCAAGGCAACATGGAAGAAGCAGAAGAATACTATCTAAAAGTATTAGACATTCCTAATTTTACTATTGAAGATACTGCTCGTGTTTATAAAATTCTTTCAGAACTTATACCCGAAAAAACTGGAGAATATTTATTGCTATGCCTTCAAACAGCACCAAAAAGACGTGAACCACATTATTATATTGCAAAATGGTATGCAGAACATGAACGATGGGAAGAATGCTTGTCATGGTGTAATCAAGCACTCGCTATTACTGAAATAACTATGGATGTATTTAAAGATAATGATGCTTGGGGTGCACCAATGCAAGAAATACATCAAAAGGCTCTATGGTATACTAAGAATGAACAAAGGATTAAAGAATGAAAATTGCGGTATACACAATTGCCCTGAATGAAGAAAAATTTGTAGAGCGTTGGTATGAGTCTGCCAAAGACGCAGACTACCTACTAATTGCAGACACAGGCTCTACAGATAAGACTATTAGAATTGCTAAAAAACTTGGTATTAATGTTATAAAAATTTCTGTCAACCCTTGGCGTTTTGACGATGCTCGTAATGCAGCACTGGCTGCCTTGCCAGACGACATTGATTATTGTGTTTCTATGGATATGGACGAAACTCTTTCAGAAGGTTGGAGACCAGCATTAGAAAAAATGACTGGTACACAAATTGAACATATGTTTCATTTTACTTTTAGAGATAAAGAAGAGAAGCATCCAGAAAGTTCTTTTATTGCCTGTAGAGTTCATAAACGTCATGGCTATCGCTGGAAGTGGCTAGTACATGAAGCAATTGTTCCAGACAGAATTGATGCAGTTGTAGAGTTTTCCGATGACTTTATTATGGAGCATCACCCAGACCCAGACAAATCTCGTCAACAGTATGACAACATGATTGAAGATGCTTTTAATGAATATAAGATTGGCAGATACTATATTTACCATGCGATGCAATTAACTAGTTTTGGTAGACTTAATGAGTCTGCAGAAATTTGGAAAGGTTTCCTAAAACTTGATGAACCCATTACAACTTTTAACAAAGCATCCGCATATCGTTGGTTGGCTAAGTGTGAACCTAAAAAACAAAAAATATATTGGAGAAAATCACTTAAGACTATGAAAACAAGAGAGACCTATCTTGAACTAGCCATTTATCATTATAATAAAGAAAATTGGAAAAGGTGTGAATATTATGCAAGTAAAGCGTTAGATATTAAGGTTCAAGTGGATAGTCTTTTGCGTGGTAACTGGTCTTGGGGGTATTTGGGACATAACTTGCAACTAGCCGCTAGATACAATAAGAAACTGTTTAAATGGTCTAAATCTTATAAACAAAAGAAAAGAATTGTTTCTATTGGTTCCAGTATTACTCATAATTTTAAGTTATTTGAAGACTAGAATATGTTATAATTAAATTATGCCACAAGATATTAAAGCAAATTCTGCGTATAATACACAAATACCCTCAACAACAGATACAGCAAATATTCTTGCTGCTTTTATAAATTATCATTATGGAGTAACCAATGGCACCGCTCCAGAAGACAATGCACTTACTCCTGGTCTTGGTGTTGTTGGATTGTTAAATTTAAAAGCAAACTTAGCCTCACCAATTTTTACTGGAACAGTATATGCTCCAACAATTAAGCCAGCCGTATCTGCTAATACCTCTTTAAGTTTATCTACAAACAATGTCTCCGCTTCTGCTGGAAACATAACTTTAAATGCTGGTAACTCAACCTCAGCAGGTAATGGGGGAAGCATAACCTTAACATCGGGAACTTCCGCAAACTCTAATCCAGGAAATATAACATTAGCCGCTGGCTCTGGAACTGTTAATCTAACATCGACAACAGTTGCAGTTTCAGGAGGACTTACAGTTGGTGGAGGATACGGTTCTTCTGGTGTTACAATTACTAGTCTTGGAGCATTGTCACTAGACTCAACTCTAACTTCTGGTTCAAATATTGTTTCTGAAGGAAAAACTAGTTCAGTTACAGAGCAAGCCGCTGGTTTCTTTTTTGGTTCATCTGGACAGGTACAAGCAACTAGGGACAATGGAACACCAATTTATGCACATAGATATGGTTCAATAAGCGGTTCTCAAACTATGATTCAATTTGTCTATAAGGGAGTGCTTAGTGGAACAATTGCGACTACTTCTGCAGGTACTCCAGCATTTGTTGCCGCATCCGACTACAGAATAAAAACAAATATTACACCAATCACTGACGCTATCGAGCGTATGAAAAATGCTAAAGCATATACTTTTTATAAAAATATAGACCCAACCCATACTCTTCAAACAGGTTTTATTGCTCACGAATTAGCAAAAGTTCAATCAGATTTAGTTGTTGGTGAAAAAGATGGGGTAGACAAAGATGGAAACCCCATCTATCAAGAGGTTATGGAAACAAAACTTATACCAGTAATGGCACAAGCCATCAATGACTTAATAGGTCTAGTTGAAAAATTAACATCTAGAATTGAAGAACTAGAAACTAAGTAGTCTTTACAATCCTTACAAATCTTATTTGACTATTGCTGTAATCAGATAGATATTCAATAACCGTAGTTCCATAATAACTATTAGAGTTTACAATCTTACCCTTGCCAATATAAATACCAGAGTGATAGAAATTAGTAGAACCATTATAAGCAAATACAACAATGTCTCCTAGTTTTGGATTAGAAACTCTTTTGCCCACATGTGCTTGTTTGTTGGCGGAATGTGGAAGTTCAATCCCAAATTGTTTATATGTCCAAACAACCATTCCAGAACAATCCCATCCATATGGGGTAGAACCAGAAAACACATAAGGTGTTTTGTTTACACGATGAAATATTTTTATTAGAGTTTCTTTCATCTTGGCAGTATTGTTATTTAATTTAGCAGTGTGAACTAAATCAGTAGTTATATTTTTAGAATTAATTAATTTGGCTGTAGTGACCTTTGTTGGCGGCATTTCACTAGCACTGGCTTGAGGGGTAACACAACCAGTTAAAGTCAAACTTAAAATTCCTGTGGCGAGTAATCTTTTGATTTTTAAATTATTCATATTTTCCTCCTCAACGGAAAAACACCTTTTTGAAGGGTGTTCATATAAATTATACCACGATTTAACCTATTTGACAATAGTATATATGCTATAATTATGTTACTACATTCGAAAGGTGGCAAAATCATGTCTATTGATTTTAATTCATTACTTACCGTTGAAGAAAGAAAAGCGGTAGCAACTCAAAGAGTACAGCAGTTGGCAGTTGAAGCATATCAACTAAGTCTAAATTTAAAAGTACTTGAAATACAAGAAACACCAAATGAGCAAGCACTTACAGATATTGGCAATAACCTCAACTTGCTTGACCAGATGATTTCTATTTACAATCAAGAAATAGATTCTTTATCAAAAGAGGTAACTGAGTAACATGTCAACAACCATGCAGCAAAAAAGGGGAGTAGCCACCGACTGGACTACAAACAATCCCATTTTGCTTGCTGGTGAGATAGGTTTTGAAACTGACACCAATAAGTTTAAAATTGGTAATGGTTCTACTGCATGGAATAGTCTTAGTTATATTACCGTCACTGGTCCTACAGGACCAACAGGACCAACAGGTGCTACTGGTGCAGCCTCAACTGTCACTGGTCCTACTGGTGCTACTGGTCCTACAGGACCAACAGGGTCTGCAAGCACAGTAACTGGTCCTACAGGACCAACAGGGTCTGCAAGCACAGTAACTGGTCCTACAGGACCAACAGGTGCTACTGGTTCTGCTTCTACAGTTACAGGACCAACTGGTCCTACAGGACCAACAGGGTCTGCAAGCACAGTTACTGGTCCAACTGGTCCTACAGGACCAACAGGAGCAGCAAGTACAGTTACTGGTCCTACAGGACCAACAGGTATTCAA